ATAATGCTAGGGCATAACGTTACCTCGCCTTTGTTGTTTGGCGTTGCTTCTACAAACGGATTCAGCTCCAATGCTGATGAGCTTAAAAACTCCGCTATCCTGTTTGATAACATGGTTATTCGTCCGATACAAGATGAGTTAATTTATGCTTTTGATCAAATCCTGCACTTTAACGGAATCACCGTTAAACTATTCTTTAGAACTTTACAACCTTTAGAATTTACAGACCTAGAAAACGCAATTACTGAGGAGCAAGTACAGGAGGAAACCGGTACGGAATTAAGCAGCCATAACGCAGAACTTGAGGCTATACTTTCAGAAGTTGATTCTGCAAACCTTTCTGATGAGTGGTTAGAAATTGATTCTCGTGAGGCTACAGACGAAGATGAAGCGTTAGATGAGGTATTGTATCAAAAGGATGCAGAAATGCAGCCAGAAAGCCTTTTAAGCAAGGTTTATAAATTTGTTTCTGCAGGATCAGCAAACGCAACTGCACGCTCATCTCAGGATAAAGAAGTTAGCCGTGTAGATTCTTTGAAGTTCTTTAAGGTTCGTTACAGATATACAGGTAACTCAGCTCCGGATCGCGACTTTTGTAAAGCTATGATGGCTAAACAAGATCGTTTATTCCGCAAGGAGGATATTGATGCAATGAGCCAGCGCGCGGTAAATCCGGGCTTTGGAGAAGGTGGCGCAAATACATACGACATATTTAAGTTCAAAGGCGGAGCACGTTGCCACCATAAATGGGAACGCGTTACTTTTATGCGCAACTTAAAAGGAAAAAACCGAAAGTTTGAGCAGGTAGGTACCCGAGCTGCTGAGATTAAAGGTTACAAAGTAACTAACCCTTTTGAGGTTTCTATTTACCCAAACAACCTTCCATTGAAAGGCTATTCGCCTAATAACCCTAACTTACCTAAAGACGTAAAATAATGGCGCAGGCACTATTAATTACAGATACTGATCTTAAGAAATTCACAGCTACCAATGGTAACGTGGACGTGGATAAATTCGTGCAGTTTATCAAAATCGCGCAGGATATTCATATTCAAAACTACCTAGGTACAAAGTTATTAGAAAAGATTGAAGCGGATATTATTGCAGGAACTCTCGCCGGTAACTATCTAAGTTTAGTAAATACCTACGTTAAGCCTATGCTGATACATTGGGCTATGGTTGAGTATTTGCCATTTGCGGCCTATACTATTGCTAACAAGGGTGTTTATAAACATTCGTCTGAGAATAGCGAAAACGTAGACAAAAACGAAGTAGATTACTTGACCGAAAAAGAGCGCTCAATTGCACAGCATTATACAGAGCGTTTTATCAATTACATGTGCTTTAACAATAACTTGTTTCCGGAGTATAACACGAACTCAAACGATGACATGTATCCGGATCGTATGAACAATTACACCGGCTGGTATATATGAAAAAAAGAACTAAAGTAGGAAGCTACAAACCCCGAAAGGAAAACGTAGAAAAACTGATCACATACTTAAAGAAACAAGAAAATGGCAAATAGCATAAATTGGGGTCAAGGTGCAAACCAAAACTTAATAGGATGGGGGCAGGGAGCTGCTAACAATGCTATTGGTTGGGGTTATTCCCACACTTATAGTTGGTCACCTGAGACTGACTTGTATGGTATTGGCGGTGCTTTGACTACTTCTTTTATTACTCGTGTTTTTGCAGATGAGGGAATCTTTGAAGCTCCTGCCTGCTTAGAATCAACATTAACTAATTTATCACAAATATGAGCGTATTAGATACCGCCTCTTTAATCGTAACCCCTAATGCCTACAAAGAGGGCAAACTTTATTCCGTTATTCCGTCCGATGGTTCAGGCGACCTATCGGTAACCCGAGCGACTACTGCAACGAGAGTGAACTCAGCAGGATTGGTTGAGCTTGTGCCTTATAACTTGTATGAATATAGCGAGCAATTTGATAACGCTTATTGGACTAAAGCGGCTGTTACAATTTCAGCTAACGCAACTACTTCTCCAAATGGAACATTGACTGCAGAGAAGGCAATAGGAACTGCAGCAACTACTGCTCATGATGTTACTCGAAATTTAACGAGACCATCAGGTAGCTATACTACAACGATGTCAATTTATGCTAAGAAATCGGAAGATAAATATATCTTGTTGCAATTAGCAGATGGAGGCGGAGGTATTGGTATTACCTTTGATGTTGATTTAGGTACTGTATCCGCTGCTGCGGCTACTTACGGGGCTGGTTGGTCTGCCGTATCAAACTCAATTACATCAGTTGGAAATGGTTGGTTTAGAATTACATTTACTGCAACAACTACAAATGCTTCTACAAGTTTAAATACGTCATATAGGGTTGGTAATATTCCTAATTTATTTGGTGGAAGTACAGGCAACGGCGTTAATGGCGTATTTGTTTGGGGAGCGCAAATTGTAGAAGGAACTCAAGCTAAAGACTATTATCCAACAATAACACGCTTAAATATACCGCGTTTAGACTACTCAAATGGTAGCTGCCCTAGCATCTTAGTAGAACCGCAGAGGACTAACTTAGTAACCGATTCTGAGACGTACTCGTCTACATGGGGTAATACATTTACTTCAATTACAAAAAATCTTTTATCCCCTAGCGGAATCGCAAATGCAAGTACAATAGTAAATAGCGTAGGTGCAAACAGGTCTATTTTTAAAGCTATTTCAGTCGTAAGTGGAAATACTTATCAATTTAGTTTTTACATAAAAAAAATCTCAGGAGCATTTGTTAATTCAACCGCAATTCAGTTAACAAGTTTTGGTGCGGCAGTTGCTGCTCAAACATACACTAACATAGGAACTATTTTGACAAATGACTGGGTACGCTATACACACACGTTTACTGCAACTTCTACTAACACTGTTTTTATTCAATTTATTTCAAATGAAATTCACACATTTGGTTTGTGGGGTGGTCAATTAGAAGCAGGTTTAACTACATCATCTTATATACCTACTACAACTGCTGCAGTAACACGAAATGCAGATGTCATTACTAAAACAGGTTTGACCGGCAGTAGCGTAATTACTGAAACATTTGAAAACGGAACTACAAACACAATTACAAATCCAACGACTTATACAATGTCTCAAGGTCGCGTAAAATTAGTAACACGAGTATAATGAACATCTATAAACTCACTTACCAAAACAAGGATCAGGCAGTTGCAGACCTTGAAGCAAAACAAATTCTAACTGAAAATGGATACGGCAACGGAGTTCAGGCAGTTGTTGAAATTGGATTGATAATAATTGAGCCACCTACATTTGACGATGAAGGAAATCAGTTGACACCACCCGTTTACGCTGATGGCTACCACTACGATGTTATGAGTTCTGAGCTTTACGACTTCGGAGCAAACCTTGTAGAACCCAAGAATCCAAAACACGCATTTGCAGGGCATAGCATTGGCGAGGAATTTCCTTACGAACCTAAATTTATAGGAGATGAAGCATAAAGATGCCATAGGTTCAATGTACTTCGTTTGCGGATACGCTGCGTGTATGTCTATGATATTCGAAGGAGAACACCTTTATCACAAACTACTCGCTGCGGCTTACGCATTTTATCTAACATGGCACATAGTAAATCAATTCCATGACTGAGTTTGTAACGTTAGTAAAAAAGTACGGCGTAACCGGCGTTTTAGCTTTGTGGCTTTGGCATACTGATAACCGATTGAACAAGGTTGAGACCGCTCTTTATGACTGCTACAAACAACAAAGTTTTAGACAAGCTACGCATACACGAATTGAAGTACCTGAACGCATCTACGCAATACTACCAAATGATAAAAGAACTTATAAACGAAACTCTAAAGCCTAACGGCAAATGGTCAATCAAACGGCTATCTGCATTTACGTCTTTTTGGATAGCGGTGCTTTATGCTCTGCTTCCGTTGTTCAAGCCGTTTAAAGTTCATGAGTTCGTTTTTGTAGGGTTACTGACTTATTCAGCTACTGCGATAGGTTTAACCGTATGGAGTAAAAAACTGAACAAATGAAAAAGATTATAATTTTGTCGCTAATATCTACTATAATTGCGACAGGCTGCACGCTGAATTATCACCTTAATAAGGCGATTAAAAAAGGATATAAGCCGGAAGTATACGATACAATCAGAATTAATACGGTAGATTCCTTTCCTGTTATTATTCGCGATTCGATAGTATGGGAAAAGTACGTAACGCAAAAAGATACGCTGATCCAGATTAGAATGGAATATGTACCAAAACCACGATATATTGAAAGATTCGATTTAAAGCGTTTTAACGATAGTTTGAAGCATATCCGAACTATCTATGCAGATTCGCTAAGAAATGCGCTTAGAACGCATAAAACCACGATAAAAACGGATTTAAAACAACAAAGAGTATCTAAGGGGAAAACATTTACCGATACTATGAAGTTTATAGCGGTTAGTTTGTTCCTGTTATTAATGATCCTGATATTTTTTAAATTAAGTAAATACCTAAACGTCAACGAATGATAACAACTGCTCAGGCCATAGCAAAATACGGACAGCCTAACGAAGCTGGAACCTATCTAAAAACTATTAATTTGCCGTATCCTATGCGTATCGCTTGGGACACAAAAACCAAAGTAACAAAGATGCGTTGCCATAAGCTGGTTGCTGATGCCTTTTTAAACGTGTTTAACGAACTTTTGGCCGTATACGGGTATGAACGTATAGTTGAGCTAGGTATTGATTTATACGGCGGCTGCTTTAATTACAGAAAGATGCGCGGAGGCACGTCTTGGTCTAAGCACGCTTTTGGAATTGCTATTGATCTGGATCCAGCAAGAAATACATTAAAGGAAACCTCAAGAACCGCGCGCTTTGCCCGTCCGGAGTATGCGCCAATGATTGAAATATTCTATAAACACGGATTCATTTCGTTAGGAAAAGAAAAGAACTACGATTGGATGCACTTTGAAATAGCAAAATAAATTTGGAGGATAGAAAAAAACAACTACATTTGTAGTGCATAATTGTTTTAGTGTTAGAAAAAGGGTTGCCAGATGAACGCGGTAACCCTTTTTTGCATAATATACTATACCTAATCGGGTATATTGCGATTAAATGCACATTATATTGCACTTTTTCGGGTACGTTTTGTAACAAAG